CCAAGTTCTTATTAGGTAAACCAGTATTCGGTGCATAAGTTAATGTCCTAAGTGCTTTTATCAATTCTTTACAACGAGGATGAATTAACGTCCTCCTATCACCATTAGCATCAAACAGGGCAGTATTAACAGCAGTGATCTTATCTCTGATCTTCCAGGGGCTTCTGGGACTCATAACAGTAAAACCACTGCGTCTAAGTATCGTATGATCTGTTACACCAACACCAGAAGTCTTTCTTGCACTTCCAGTGGGGTCTGGACAAGCAATAATTCTACGATCAACTCCATATCTTCTCGTAACTTCTTCCGCAAAATCCCATGTGGTAGCACCTCCTGTAAGCATAATCTCATCAAAAACATACAAGGTATCGTTATGCTTCACCGCACAGATTCCTGCCATAGGGTCAACGTTAAAATCCAGCCCAATTAACAAAGGAAGCATGTGTAAATCCTGTACTTTCTTGTCAATATTCTCATCAGCAAAACTAACAGCTACCAATCCAGTAAGATTTTCAAAACTAGCCTCAAATTCCTGTCTGAATGTTCTCGCATCTAACTGCCCTCTAGCTGCTTCAACCTCCTCTTTCGCTACATTACCCCCCTCTATCGTTGTAAAACTCCATCTTCCCCAATCATCCCACTCCTTTTCACCACAAAAACACCACATATCATAAAACCAACTCGCAGTTCCATCTGGTGTCGATATGAAAAGTGCCCAACCCTGCTTATCAGCCAATGCAGGTCTTATAACTTCAGCCCACACATCTCTATCCATAAATGCTGCCTCATCCAAAACAACACCAGCTAAACTCCTACCCCTCAATGCCATCGCATTTTCAGTTCCCTTCAACTCAATAGTTGATCCATTAATTAATTCCAACCTTAAATCAGTTTCATTCTTACTTTGAATCCATACTTTAGGTGTCAATCTCTTCAATTCCTTCCACGCAATATCCTTTGCCATCCTATATGTAGGTGCACAATAAAAATAAACTTCCCCTGGTCGATTAATGGCACCTCGTAGCAGCTCGATGCAGCTAAGATAACTCTTTCCAAACCTTCTACCCGCAACCAACACTCTAAATCTTTTATCACTATTAAATACCTCTCCCTGTGCATACCTCAAACTTATCTCATTCTTCTTTTTTCCACTCACAACCATAAATCTAACAAAAAATACAACTCATACCCCTCCTTTATAGCCTATTTCAACACTTTTAAGTTATCATTCAACTAAATACTACTAAAAATCAAGTCCGTGACTGATTCAATCTTACCTTCAAATATAATCCCACCTATAGCTCAATCTAAAAAAAGAGGCAGACCTCGTTTCGTGGCTCGCTCCACAGCAGAAAAAGTTCAAGAAAGAGCACAACGTCTCTATTCTCGCCAACTAAAAGGTCTTACAACTCGCCAACTAGTAATAGAACATTCAAAAATTGAACAAATATCCATAACAACCGCCTGGGAAGATTGGGGTCGCGTCAAACACTGGAATAACGAAGACTGGGATAAAGATAGAGAATCAATGCTCCCACGTCTACAAGCCATGAGAGTACGCTTATTTAACCAAGCAGTATCTAAAGGTCAATTACAAACAGCAGCACAGATCCTAGATTCTCTAGGCAAAGTAATAGGTGAATCAGTTGAAACAGTTAATATTCAAGCTCCAGAACTCTCAATTAAGGTAGAACCAAAAAATTAACGAGAATATATTTAAGTTGCCCGCCTTGGCCTAGAAAAAAAAATTTTTTGCAACAGTGCCCCGTATACGCTCTAAGGTGCCTAGGAGCCTCTCTGATAGCACTCTAATGTAACTTGCTTACGTTAGTACCTTAGAAAATAACGCCTCTCAGAATCGATTCTCAGCGAAGTAATATTTCTTAACTTTGATATTGATTTAATATCAAATAGGTGCTAATGTAATATCAAGTTAATAATGGGTATGCACTGTACCCACTTTTAACGCTAACGGTCTTTTGGCTTCAGCTGTGTCTAGACTTTTAATTAAGCTACGTACCACTTGAAGGATACAAAAGCAAAAGGCCAAAAATAACCTAGAAAATTTAATTACTACCTTCCTATGGATTTAACAGAGATACGTAAACGTCAAAGCTATTTGAACATCGAATTGATGAACAATTTTAAACTAGCTTTTGATATTGCATTATCAAAAATTTCAATTGATGATCATGAAGACTTCAAAAAACATTATATGTTTATGGAAGCTACAAGTTCAAAACATCCTAAACATCCCAATACCTTGCTATTCAAACATGATGAAACAAGGGAGCACTGGCGTATAAGTTATGAGTTATTGGATTGTATTTAATATGATCATTAACAAAAGGAGTATTAATTTACTCCTTCCTTCCTTTATCCTTCCAAAACAAATGAACATTTTTAAGATTGTAACCTTGTATATTTCAACTTTGTTGATATTTATCTGGGGTTTAAATTCATCATTCCAAAAGTCAACAAGAATTCATTGCGAGACTTTCGGAGAATATTCGAGAGCATGTGAAGCTATCGAAGCAAGAAACAAATTAATTGAGGAACTTTAATTTATGGGATACTACAACCCGACTTATTCTTATGAACAATTAATTCTTCAAAAAACAGAGGAATGTACCGAACTAAAAATAGAGAATAACAAATTAAAAAAACTAATAGCTAGTTTACTCAAAGAAAAAAAACAACTACAAAAGGAGCTCAACCGATGACATTAAACGTATTACTAATTGCTAACGAATGCGGAGATACTGGACATATTGCCGCAACAATTGACAAAAAGAAATTGATTGACTTCGTAGAAACAAAAGGATACGAAGCAGTAGAATTTCAAAATGAAGACTACGAAGATGAAACAATAACCGAACTTCAACAACTTGGATACTTCACACTTAAGACGTTACCAGATGCTGATGACACAATCGGATACGGACGTTAGAAAATTTTACCCTAGAAAAATCTAGGGTATTTTTTTTTGGTAAAAATTTTTTTCAAAAAAAAAATAAATTATTTAATAAAAAAAAATAATAAGCTTAATAATTGAATGGAATAATTGAATGCAATTTTGAATGCAAAATTGAATGTTAAAATTGAATGATATTAAATGACAGTAAATGACATAATAAGTTAATATTAAATAGTAAACTATTTTTATTCTTAGTAATGAAACTTTTAACAAAAGAGTTATTAAAAAAGCTCCCAAATATTGGAGACAATGAAAAAAACAACAAAGAGCACATAGCACATGTGAAATTGTTTGGTGGTAGTTGTTTTAGTTGGTTTATTAGTGAATATGATCCAATAACTAAAATGTGCTTTGGATGGGTTGAAGGTTTAGAGAATGAACTAGGTTTCTTTTCATTAACTGAACTTGAAAAAATAAAGTTTAAACCTTTTAACTTGCCAATTGAAAGGGATATGTGGTTTGAAAGTACACCACTTAAGGAGTTAATGAACAAATGAATTATTTAACTTTATTACCTGCATACGGCAGAGACTACAAAAGCAAAAAAGCTATTATTGAACATTTAAACAATGATAGGGATTTTTTAGAATCTACTAGTTTAAAGCCTATTAATAAGCAACAGTTTAAAGAGCTAAACATTAGCTCTTTTAATGTTCGATATGATCAGCTTAGAAAAATAACAAATATAAATATAAAAGATTTAAAAATTTAAGTTTTAATTATGGCAATCCCAGTTATTCAAGGTTTATCAGATTATGAAAAAACCTTTTATCTATCTTTTAGAAAAAAATTATTAGAAGATAGAAAACAATATCAAAAAAGTATTAAACGTGGTGAGACTCAATATAAAAAGAGTCTTACCGCAACAAATAAAAACTTAAAGCTTTTGGATGATACTTTTTTATTTAATAAGATACATTTAAAAAATTATTAAATGTTTCCTTAAGGGATCTATAAAAAGTTCCCTTAATGAAAACATTTTATGTTTTCTTCCTTCCTATAAAAATTTAAGCTTATGAATGAAAAATTAAATAAATTATTTGATGATTATAAAGGTAATTTATTAAATTATTTTGCAGGTTTGACACCAAACGAAAGTAAAAAATTTAATCAATTAAAAAGAAAAATAAAAAAGAAAAATGAAAAAAAACTCTAATGGAAGAGTTTTATATGAAGGTTTAAGTCCAATAAATAACAAAAAATATGCAGTTATTGTTACTGGTTTGAATGCTCAAACTACTAATAAAAAAACTGGTGATATGTATCAAACATGGATATTAAATCAAGATATAAAACCGAACGAAGCATTTAAAAATAAAGAGTATGGCGAAACAGTTTGTGGCGATTGTCCACATGCGGGATATAATAACAATTCATGTTATGTAAAATGGTTTCACGCTCCTTTGAATGTTTGGAAAGCATACAAAAATAATAGATATGAATGTTTTGATGGTAACTATGAGATATTTAAAAATAAAAGTATACGTTTTGGAAGTGCTGGCGATCCTGTATTGATACCGATTGATATTGTAAAAAATATTATAAAGGTAGCTAAAAACCATACAGGATACACACATATGTGGCGAAATGATTTCGCATTACCTTATAAAGGTTTATTTCAGGCTAGTGTTGACAGTTTTCAAGAATATTTACAAGCTAGTTCTTTAGGGTTTAATTGTTTCTTGGTTAAGCATGAAAGTGTGAATGATCCCAAGGGCTTTATACACTGCCCTGCTAGCGTAGAATCAGGACAGAAGACATCATGTAATATATGCTCTCTCTGCGATGGTAATACAAGTGACGTTGTAATAAATGCTCATGGTAACACTAAGAATAATGTACTAGCCAGGGTATAAATAAAAAAAATATTTTATTTATTATTTATTTATTTATTATTTAATTTTTAAAAAATATAAAAATAAAAATT